CGTTCGCGTCCCAGCCGACGATCGGGATGCCAACACTCTGGAATGAAACGCCCTGGGTGCTTCCAAACTCGGTGCCGACAACGCGGGCTAGTGGGGAGCTCCCACCATTTCCGCCAATATAAAGCAGGTTCGCATTATCCGTGTTAACGACCAACGTGTACGGCGCAGTTACGGCGTCTCTAGAAAGCTGCCCGACCGTGGACGTGACGGCGGCGTTAATCTTAGCGGTGTCCACCATGAGCCCGGTGGGGAGTGAGATCGAGGCAGTGGAGCCAGAAACCGTACCCGTGGTGAATCGGCCCTGCACAAAGAGTTTGTCACCGACGCGAGAGTAATAAACGGCAGAGTTGGCGACCGTACCGAATCCAACGTAGGTCGGCGTGTATGACGTGGTGTTCGACCCAGCCATCCCATACGCCGCTACGCCGGGCGAGACCGAGAAGTTGTCAAACTTCAGCGTGACGGCGGTTGCCGTCGCGGTCGCGCGATAAATGCCCAGCCGGTATTGTTGGTTCGCCGGAGTAGCTGCCCGCGCGGTCGTGGGGAACGTCGCGGTCAACACCCCGTTCGCCACGATATCGTTATTGTCCGGCGTGATGAGGGTCGAGTTGGTCACGTCGTACACGAAAAACTTCAGGTCGCCCGAGACAAGCGAGCCCGACGCGACACTGAGCGCCGCCGTGATCGTAGCGGTCGCGCCCTGGTAGGCTGGCTGGACGTTGAACACGACCGAGCAACCTTCGCCCTGTCGGTCTGCTGCGGTCTGCGTGTAGAGCAGGGACGCCACGCCGTCGAGAGGGTCTGACGTTGACCGCGTGCAGGTGACGTTCGCAGTCCCGGCCGTCAGGTCCACTGGCAGAGTCGCGGCAGCGTCCCTGAACGAGAGCCAGTTACCTACCGTGGTATCCAGGTCGCGGTCGTTCGTGTTCGTGGGAAGCCATGCGGTCGTCTGCCCGATGAAGTTCACGCCCCCAGCGCCGCCCCCGGTGCCCCATTCCACCGCCGAGCCGTTGTACTTTAGCACTTGGTTCGTCGTGGCGCCGGTCGGGTCAAGGTTCGTCGCGATGACCTTCTTTGAGTCCGTGCCGTCATGGTCGTGGCCGGTCGTGGTGTTTGACACCGAGCTTGTGACGGTCGTGATCTGCGCGTCGGTCGCAAGCGTCGAGGTGCCGGTCGGGATAGTGACGGTCCCCGTGGACGGAATGACGACCTTGCCTACACCGTTCCTGACTTCGGTCGCGTTCACATGGCGATCGGCTGATGGTGCTGCGTAGGCCGCTGGCGCCATGGCGAGGTTGAAGATCAGGAGTGCCGATACGATTTTAGAGATCATTGCGCGTTACCTCTGCCCAGTTGGTTCCGTCATAGACGAGATGGAGTGTGCTGCCTTCGCTGAGAACACACGTTCCGTTCAGCGCAAGGCCAGTCCCGTTTTCAAGCGTGACCGTGTTCACGTCGGAGCGGCCGATCAGGATGAGTTCCTGCCCCGTGGTTCCGGCCGCTACCTGTGGGTTCGCCGTCACGTCGACAGCGCCTCCTGAGCCGGTGATGAACTTGATCTCGCGCGCGACCCCAGCCACGGTGACGCCCGTTCCGGCGACAATCGCAGTGGGCGCGGCGCGGGTGCCCGTCACTCGGGACAGGAGGCCAAGCGTCGGCGCGCTCTCGGTTGTGAAACCATCATCTAGGTCAAGTACTCGTGCCATTAGGCCGCTCCTTTTGGCGCGTGGCGCCTCGTCCACATTTCAACCGCCAGAGGCGCGCTAAAGCCCACGGCGGGCGTGTAGGTGGCCTCGAGGCTCGCCAGATCAAAGCTATTGGCCCATCCGAGGTACGCCGCTTCCGCGAACGTGTAGCCCGACGCAATCAGCACGACCTTGTAGGTGGTGTTCGGCGCGAGATGGGCGGACACCACGAACCGAGACTTGCCGTGCCAGTAGGTGCCGGTTCCGATCGACGTGATCGCGCGAGTGTCGCTGGTTGCGACAACCGCGTCCGCAGTGGTGCGAATCTCCACATACACCGAGCCAGCGGGCGAACCGTGCCGGTACATGTGCGGGCGGACCGCATAGACCTGCTTCACCTTGGCGTCGGTCGTCACTTCCAGGGTCAACGTAGTCAGGAGTTCTTCGACGATCAAGGTCATAGCGCCTCTTCAATGCGGAGGCCGCTGTCAAAGTAGCTGTAGAAGCGGTTCGTGCTCTTGAAAGACCCGTTCAGGTAGCCGTACAAGAAAAAGCGGTCCTTATCGAAGAGTGTTGCGGTTGGGTCAAGCGCCACCGCGATCGGCGTCACCTTGCCCACACGCCGAAAGATCATCTGAAGCGTCTCGATATCCGCCTCCGTCATGGCCGCGTAGTTGAATTCAAACGAGCGCCGGGTCGGGTAGACGTCCGCGTACCGATGCCCGTAGGGGGTTTCGGTCGTCTTGCTCTGGTCTTCGAGCGTGTCGGTGAAGCCGATCTCAGGCGTCTGCCCGAGCTGGGTCGCCTTCGAGAGCAGCACCTTTGCGATTTCGATGTACCCGTAGGCGTTCGCCGTGTCGGTGATCTCAACCGCCCAGTAGCGGTAACTCTGGGATGTTGCGAAAAAGTGGGTCGCGACCTCGTAGGCGTTGTCGAGCGTCACCGTCTGGTTGATCGCAGGCGCGGCCCATGAGTCGGTCGCATTCGCCTGAAGCTTGATGACCGCCGTGTCGGACAGCTTGATCCCCTCGCCCGCGATCGGGTTGAATAGGAGCGCAAACGAGTCGATCTCTTCGGTGGACCCTAAGTCAAACACCACGCGCTGAGCGACGGCGACCGATGAGGACCGCCACACGCGCGAGCGGAACGGGTGCGCTAGGTTCGACGCGGGGAAGTTCGTATCGGAGCTCGTCGCTGCGATCGTGACTACCGGGTCAAAGGCGTAGTTCGTATCCAGGATGCGAAACTCGCTCATGTAAACGCCCTTCCGCCGCCGAGCTGGTTGCGTATCGAGTTGAAAATCTCGCGGCCGTCGAGCGTGACTGCGACCTGCGGCTGGAGGCGGTCAAGGCGGTCCCGAATCTGCTCAAGGATCGCGGCCTGACCGCCACCGCCGCGCTCACCGTCTGCGACGGACAGGAGCCTGCGTTGCTGAGCCGAGTTGAGGATGACCTCGCCCGAGTTCGCGAGCACCGGCACCTTATCGCCCACCATGGAGTTACCCGGCACGATACCGCCGTCAGCGAACTTCGGAGGCTGGGCGTTGGCGATTTTTCCGATGTTCACGGCCGACGCGGTGCCGACGAGTGCGGCGAGCGCGAAGTTGAACGGCGGTGGGGCTGCGGTCAGTGCCTTCTGAACTGCGGCGTACCCGTCCATAGTGGCTTGCGCAATGGCTGCGGCCTGGCCGAGCCGGAATAGCTCGGCGTTACCTGACTGCATGAGAGTCGAGATCGTGCCGAGCGAGGACTTGAAATTCTGCTCGCGCTCCTTATTCTCCTTGTCCTTCCGCTGCGTCTCGGCCTGCTCATACTTGAGCCGCGCGGCACTTCCAGCCCGCTCCTGTGCAAGCTTCCGTTCAATGGCGCCTTGATTCTCGGTGATCTCGCGCGCGTACTTTTCCTTATCAATAGAGATCATCAGCTCATTTCGAGCCATGAGATCGGCAATCTCAGACGCGCGCTTTTCAGCCACCTTCGCGTCTCGCTCGGCCTCAAGCAGCGCCTTGCCCTCTTCAAAGGTGAAATCAATATTGCGCTTGGCGTCGACAGCTGCGGTGAATGCGACGAGGTCTTTCTCGTACTTCGCGGCTGGGTCCTCTCCAGCAAGTCGCTCTGCAACCTTCTGTCCCTCGTCGGCAAGCGCCCTCATCGCCCTGGACTTGTCGATCAGTGCGGCGGTGCCACCCTTCGTTGAGGCGGTGCCCTTCTCCTGTTTTACGGTAAACTTTTCAGCCTCTGCCTGAGCCTTGGCAAGTTCGATGCTTTGGGTCTTTAACTCCGCGTTCAGCCCCGCCATCTCTCGTGCGCGGTCGCGTGCCACGAAAGGATCGCCGCCGCGGTTCTTGATCATGACCCGATCAAGGTCGATGATCGCGGCCTTCGTGCCGTTTACCTTCTCGGTGATTCGATCAAGTGCAGCGTTTGCCTTCTCGGCGCCCTCGCCGAAGTTCGCCTGGAGCGAGCGCTTGGCGTCGGAGGCCATGGCGGACAGTCCACCCAGGAATGCCCTTACGGCGGGCCCTGCGAGCTTTTCAAACGCGAGGGTAGCCGTCTCACCGATCTGCTGAAGCGTGACCCTTAGCCGTTGAAACGTGTCGGTGTTTTCCTTGAGGTTGACGTTTACCCCCGAGAAGGACGTTTTGCCCTCGTTCAGAACGGCGTTTAGAATCGCCTGTTGACGACCGGCTTCGCTCAAAGAGTCGGCACTAGTCCCAATGCTCGAAGCAAAGTCCCGGTACGCCTTTTCGGAGTCGACGATGATCCCAAGGCTTCGAACTGCACGCGTGTTACCCGTGGAGATTGCGCTATTGATCTTCTCGAAGTTGTCCGCAAGTTCGCCGCCGAATACGCTGGTCGCCTTGCGTGCCAACTCCATCACGGGCGGGAGCTGTGCGGCGCTTGCGCCCATCTGGATGATCGCCTTGTTGGCGAGTTGAATTAGGTCTGTATCGTCGATCAGGCCGTCAGACGCCGCCACGAGCCCGTTCTTTAGTTCTTCGCCAGCGATCCCGGCACTGGTCGCGAGAAGCTCAAACTGCGCGTTAATAGCGCGAACCGTCTCGGCCTCCATGGTGAGATCAAGCGCCTCTTTCAGCACCCATAGCTCCCCAGCCACCACGGCCGCGACTGACCCGAAAGTAACGGCCACCTTCTTGGCAACGTCGAATGACTTTTCGGCAGAAGCCCCGAAGTTTGCGAAAGAACTGTTACCAGTTTTTTCAAGATCCTGAACCGCGCCCGCAATCTTCTTGAGCTTAGCTTCCGCGTTTCCTGTGACCTCAAGCTCTAAAGAAACCTTAGCTTCACCGGCCACGCTTCGCCCCCTTCGGCGCGCGCGCCAGCATGTCGGCCTTGCGTTGCTCGGCGGCCTGGCGCTCGAGCCGGTGCGCGGTCAGTACGCCGAAAATCTCGATCACCTTGTTCGGCTGGTCCATGAGGCCGCCAGCATACGGGAGCGTGCCCGCCTCAAACTTCCGATGCGACTCCATCAGTGATGCGACCTGCGGCCGGTAGAAGTTTCCGATGCAGGTTGAGAAGCGGATCTCATCACCGATGGAATGCAGGGTAGCGCCCTTCGCGCCGTAACACCCGCTTGCTTGCCGCACCCGCTCGGTCATCGCGCTTCCGTCTTCCCTGCCTGAGTACTTAGTCAGGCACTTTGAGCAGTTAAATCGGTCGTTCTCGATCGCGTGAAGGGTCGCTTTGATCTCCACCCACTCGCTCACCGTCAGCCCTGAAACCTCGTCGATTCGCCGCTCCAGGTACGAGGTGAAGGCACCCGGAGTCAGTCCTTTTTTACGCTGGAGATGACCCCCTTCAGGTCAACCGTTGCCCCTTCGATCTCATCCCCGCCGACGCCATTAATGAGCCCGACGCAGACCTTCACGAGCGGGAGACATCCGTCGAGGTTGATCAGCTCGTCGACCGAACTCATCGCCAGAGTCCCGTCCGAGTCCATCGTAGGCGCGTAGTCCGTGCCATCCGCGCACTTCAAGCCCTCGACGCCCTTCACTGCGAATTTCAGCGCCAGACGCGCCCGCTGCCCGCCGTCCGTCACCTCGACACCCGCCTGCATTTTCTTGCAATCGAGAAGGTTCGTCTTCTGCTCATAAGACAGAGGCGAGAGCCAGAACTTCAGCTCCCCCACTTGAACCGGGATGCGGTCAGATAGGCGATAGATGACCATGTTAGATAAGCCCCAGGTACATCTCTTCGGTGGCCCCATCCGAGCCGCGAACAGCTTGGAAGGAGATCTCGTCCGTGAGAATTCCTTCCTGCTCTCCCACCTTGCATTCCGTCGCCAGGCACTTCGGGAGATAGATTCCGACGACCGATCCCATCACGTACTCGCCGGCCGTGGTGGACGGGTTGGCCGCGATGACGAACATGCTGAACTCGGTTGCGTCGTCGAATGCATCGAAGAACGCGACCGACGTGTCATCCTTGTACGGGTTGATCGTGCCCGTGATCTCGCGGCCCGTGATGCGCGATGCAGACTTGCCGCTCGCGTTGCCGGTCGAGGTGATGAAGCCGAGCTCGTTCGACAGAGACAGGCCAAACTGGTTGATCTCGATCAGCGCGCCGTCCTTGTAGACGTAGGCGCCGAGGATGATCGGCGGAATGCCCGAGTCATAAGACGCGGTGTGAGGAGCGGCCCCGTTCACCTCGTCGTAGGACAGGCCTTCGAGCCCGAAGTTGAGTGCAGCGACCTGTCCGGTTGCGAAGTTGTCGATGCTCATCGACGTGACCTTGCATCCGATGGCCTTCTGTGTGATCTCGTTCGCCCAGTAGTAGCTGAGCGAGAGCGACGGGTGGCCGGTCGAGGCCGTGTAGTACATGGTCGACTTCGAGATGACGACCGAGTCGGTGTGGTCGCCGGAAGGATGAGCGGGAGAGACGGTGACCGTGGCTACGCCTGCGCCCGTGGCCTTCGCGGTGATGAAGCAAACGTGATGAGCGCCCGTCTGCTTGACGAGGATCACGTCACCCACGTTGAACTTCGAGATATCCGCGTCTTCGATCTGAAGCAGCGTCGCGGTGTTACCCGACGCCTTCGTGGTCGTGGTCGTGGCGATTGCGCGGGTCGCGCCGAGCGCACCCTTCAGGAGCGGGCCAAAATCGACGTCAGCCCCTTCGGTGCCCGAGGCGCGAAGCTCGCACGGCAGGGACGCGCTCACCGAGCGCATGCCGAGCCGGGGCGTCGCCTTGCCAATCGAGTTCGTCAGGATGCCGCGGTCGATCTTCTCGCGGGACGGTGCCATCTCGAAACCGTCAGCCATGGGCTGAACGTAAGAGGTCGCCGCCTGGGGCGCGATGTAGGTTCCCGCGGTCGATTCGACTTCCAATCCGATGACGCTGGTATTCTTGGTTAAGCCGGTAGCCATGTTTTAGTCCCTCAAATGGTTTGGCGGTACTTCACGTTGAAATTCTGGCGAAGTGCCACGAACTTATTGCCTGCGATGAACTCAGGCTCAGACAGCGACGGCGACCCCACGATGAGGACCGTTCCGGCCAGGTTGACCTTAGTCCGAACGAGGCTTTTGTAAATCTCGTCCATCTTGTCGAACAGGTTGCCGGCGACCGTCATTGCCTGCGAGTCGTCGTCCGTGCGCGCGACCGAGTCCATCAGGATCAGCTGGAATTGGTGGTCGAGCGCGTAGCTGTTCAGCGTTGACGGCGCATCAGACGCGCCCAGTGGGCGAACGCCGTAGCCCTTCGAGCCGCGTCGGTCGTCGTTCGCATCAAGGCTCAGGACGTTCGGGAGCTCATGCCAGGCGGTGCCAAGCTCTGCGGAGGCCAGTGCTTTGACCTGCGTCATGATGGAGGAGACGGTGGTTGCCATCAGCGACTCAGCCAAGTCGTGCCGGTGAACTTCTCGGAAGCGTCCAGGCGCCCGTCCGAGTTCGTGTCCACGGTCTGAACCGCCCGCGAGAGTTCCTGCGAGAGCGCCTTATAGGCTTCGTTCGCCTTCGCTCGAGACTCATCGCCGGTCGCGATCGGGTGCAGGAGGATCCACGCCGTAGCGTGAACCGCAGCGGCCGCAACCTCGTTCACGTCGAGGATATCGCCCTCGTCCTTGATCTTTCCGGCCTGCTTGAGTCGCATCACGACCATGTCCTTCGCGGCCAGGTACTGCGCCATGAAGTCGGTACGGCCGGGCGGGAGGTAGCGCGTGTCGTCGGCCAGGTCCGGGTAGTAGACTCGGAATAGGTCGGAGTCACAGAAGAGGTTCAGGACGCTTTGGAGTGACGTCGCCGCACTGAAGTTCGCAGAGGTCGAGATCCTGACCCAGTAGTGCTCAAGATCCAGCTGGTCCGCGTTCGCAGCGTTTACATGCGTGATGGGAGAGACGGTCTTCATGTCCCAGAACCCGAAGTTCAGCCACGAGATGAAGCCCGATTTAGTGAAGCCAGCGGTCTGATCGACCAGGCCCTCGACAGCGGTCCATGCGGTGCCGTCCCAGAACGAGACGGAGAGCGTGGCGGCGACCGTGTTCGGGGTGTCGAGGTGGAAGTAACGGGTCGTGAAGGGTTGCTTGAAGCCCAGATACAGGTAGCCAGCGGTAGTCAGCGCGCACGCGAGCGCCTGATCAGACGGAGTTTTCGTCTTCTCAGTGGCCTCGGTCGAGTTCAGTATCGTGCGAGTAACGTTCCGGTTGATCACGAATGCCTCGGTGTTTAGTGAGGGAGCCGGCGACCCCGCCAAGAGTTTCCGGCTCCCCGCCTACATTGAGCCCCTCTCGGGTCTCAAATCTTAGAACTTCTGAAACACCATGACGAACTTCACCTTGCCGGCCGTGAGGGCGGAGGTGCCGATCGTCATCTCGAGGATGTCATCGGCCGCGAGCTTGATGTGACGGCTGGCCGTCTCGCCGGGGATGACTGCGCCGAGGGTCAGGGACGCCACGGCGCCCGAGGTGGCGTCGAGACATGCGTCGGTGTCGCCGGCCTTGACCCCCCAGATGAGGGTCGCAGAGCCGGCCGAGGTGCAGGCTGCGACGACCTTCGTGTAGGCGTCGACCAGTACGGCCGCTTCCTTCAGTTTGATGATGTCGAGCGCGCCCGTGGAGCCCGCGTCCTTCGCGAAGTCGTACTCGATCTCGACCACTTCGAGCGGGCCGGTGAACTGCGCGTGTTCTTTGTATTTCTTGAGAGTCGCCATGGTTTCAGTTTCCTTTTTGGTTCGTAAAAGTTTGGAGCGTTGAAGCGGGCTCCAGGCGTTAACCCGGAGCCCAGAGCCTCAAGTCAGATCAGGTCGCCATGACCACGGCGGATGCCGACCCGTTGGCGTTCACGAGCATGTGCTTCTTGCTGCCCGAGATGCCGAGAGCTGCGCCGTAGAGGATGTCGGCCGAGATCACGAAACCGAACTTCTTCTGCGAGTGCAGGTCGGACACCTTGAACCGAACCGACTTCTGCATCACGAGATGCAGGAAGTCCGGGTGGAAGACCACGGCCTGGTCAGTCGCCAGCGAGTTGTCTTCCAGGATGTTGAAGCCGAAACGCTTGTTTGCGATCTGGCCGCCGATGACCGGGGATTCGTCGCCCACGTAGTCCTTGGAGGTCAGGGTCGTGGCGGCGAGATTGTCGCCGTAGTACACGGGGTCGGCAAGCACCCACCAACCCTTGGACTTCTCCCACTTGGCCTGAGCGGCCAGGATGCGGAGCGCCTGGAGCTGGGAGGCGTCGAAGTTGGTCACCGAGTTGATCAGGTGATCGGGGGCAGAGGTCGACGGTGCGACCTTTGAGTAGAGATGCGTGTTCATCTGCTGCTCGACGGCGTACATGAGCGCCTTGCGGATATCGCTGTCCTTGCTCCCAAGCTGAGACTGGAGCATGGCCAGGTCGTCGAACTCGTATGCGGCCACGGCGCGCTTGTCGGCGGCCACCGCGATGCGGCTCATGGAGAGCTGGTCCGTTTCGAACGCGTCGGCGTCGGTGCCAACGGTGCGGTTCTCGCCGGTCGGAGCGTTGATCTGGGAGACGTACACGGTGTCGCCACCCTGCTTGATCTCGCCCTGATACTCCTTGTTGACGATGCCGGCGAGCATTGCCGACTTGCGAAGTTCGTCCATGAACAGGGGGGGCCAGAATTTCTGAACCTGGTCGGTGACGGCTGCTAAAGTGGTCTGAGACATTTTAAGTCCTCCGGTTGTGGAAAGGGTTCAATCGTTTGATCGATCGTTCCGTTTCCCCACCGGGGAGCAGGCAGGCCGTCACCGACAGCCAGAGATCACTTCAGTTTTCTTAGGGTCTAGGGTCGCGCTTCAGTCGACTACGTCCACCTGGCGCTTAATCTTTTCTTCGTAGGGAAGTTTTAGCCAGTCCTTGTACAGAATCTTGCCGCCTCCCCCTTGCGGGGCATCGCTCGGGAGGCGTCCTTTCGTGGGTTTCTTCACCACTTCCGGGAATAGCTTCTCGAAGTTGTCGGCCGCCTTCTTAACGCTCGCCTCGTCTGGCATTCCCGTTGCCGGGTCAACCGCGATGCCGTCCAGGTCGATCAGGTTCCAATACTGTTTAGGAACCTCGCCCGTCACCGCACCCAGAAACGCGTTCATCTTCCGTCCGTCTGCGATCTTGCCTTCGAGCCCGCCGAGTTTTTCCTTCAGCTCCTTGTTTTCCGCATCGCGGGAATCAAGAAGCTTTTTGTACTCGCCGGTTTCGACCAGCTTTGCGTCCTCGCGCTCCTTCTCTTTGCGCTCAAACTCGGCAAGCTTGGCTTTCGCCTTCTTGGCCTCGTCCAGCACCTTCGAGTAGGTGTCGTGAGAAACGGTCTGCGGCTTCGAGTCGCCTTCAGGTTTCGGATTCTGATTGTCGCTGGGTTTGTCAGACGCCCCACCGGGGGTCTGGTCGGCTCCACTGGAGCCTGGCTGTGGTGTGCTCATATATTTCCTCTCTCTTCGTTTCAGGTCAATCGCTTTTTTATGGCTTCGCGCAGGTCGCGCTTCACTTCTTCGGACAGTCGCTTGATCTCGATCTTGGACAGGTTGTTAAAGGGGCGGCCACCGTCAGTGACGTACTCGGCTACCTTCTGATTCGTTTTTCCGTCAGTTCGCGAGCCGCTCGGGCTCACGGTGACGGACCCATAGGCGGACTTAGTCACGCCGACGCTATCGAGAAGCTGCCCAGTTTCGGTCAGGTTCGAGCGGTTCGGCGTGGTGAGTTCGGAGAGCTTGCCCTTTTTCTTCTTGGCCTTGCGGCTCTCTTTGGTCGAGTCGGCCAAGCGCTTGAGCGCCTTCTTTGAGTCGCCGGACGCGTCGACTCCAGAGCCCAGGCGCGTCCGAAGCTTGATCATGGCCGCGCTCATGTCGCCGTACTTGCGCATGTTGGCGGGCGCCTTGATCTCGGGGATGACCGCGCGAATGGCGTCCTGAAGCTTGCGGGTGTCGATCTTCTTAGCCATCGTCGTCCTCGCTTTCAAAGTCGGTCACGACCTCGCCCTGCATAGACTTCGCTGCCTTCTTTGCGCCCCTGGATGCGGCCTCGTCCTCGGGCGTGAAGCGGTCCAGGATGCGCGAGAGATCTGTCTTCGTGATGCCAAGGAAGTCCCGCTTCGGTCCAGTCTGCGTCGCCTTGCCGTAGGTGCCGCGGATATTTCCGTCAGCAATAGCGTTCTCCTGGCTCCCCTTCTCGAAGCCGATCACAAGCTGGCCTGTCTTGTGGTCAAGAAGCGTCAGCGCGCCGAGCGTGTCCCCGCTCTGGGTCAGGTTCACGTCGCCCTTGGACTTGCCCGCAATCTTAAAGTTCAGTGACTTCGCGTAAGCGTCCGAGTAGCCCGCGAACTCGCGGTTGCGCCAGGACTTGCCGTCCTTTGTCCGCTCACGGATGAAGTCGATCACCTCGTCCGCAATTGCCTCGCGCTCACTGGCCGAGAGGTTTCTGGGGACGTCGACGGTGAAGCGTTGCCACTCGGTAGCCATTAGCCGCCACGCTTCTTTGGCTTCAGGTCCTGCCGGCGCACCTTCTCGTAGCCGCGGTGACAGGTCCGGCAACGGGTAGAAAACCCGTCCCGGTAAAGGTCGTTCTTGTAGAACTCGGCAGGCTTTTTGTGGTCGCCGCACTTCATGCAGGCGCGGAGGCCGGCCTCAACCTTAGCCTCCACGCTCTCAATCAACTCTGCGACGAACGGCGGGTAGGTCACTCGCCAGCCACCGGCCGCATGCCGAACGCTGGCTTTGCCTTACCAGGTTGTACTGGCTTGCCGTCCTCGTCCACTTCCGCCTCGTCGCCCATCATCTCGGCCTGGCGCTCCTGACTCTCGGCCGCCTCGTCCGCGATCTCTTTGAGCTTCGCGTCGATCTCTTCCTCGGTCGCGTCTGGAGACAGTGCCTTGAGCGCCCCGCGTTTCGTTTCAAGCCCGGCGCCGAGCTTCTTGATCTGGTCGTCGATGGCCTTGGTTGAGTCCGTCACTGGCCGCTGCTCAGCGAACGCGCACTTGATCATGGCCCTGGGAGAGAACTGCATCCCGCGAAACTTAAAGTCAGGATCTTGCGTCCAGACCGGGTGGAAGTGGTCCTTGATCAGCCGGAAGAGTTCTTCCTCGCCCGCCTTGAAGTACGGAACCTGCTGCTTCCGGTCGCCGCTTGTGTCCATCTCGTCAATGACCTTGGCGACTCCGGACGCCGCATCCTCAGCTGAGAGCTGCCCCATGGTGCCGGCCTTGATATTCCTCGTCTCCATCCAAAGAGAGAACAGCGCCTTGATAAGAGTAAGCGCCTTGTCCGAGTCCACCTCGGGCTTGATCACGCCCACTTGCGGCGGCTTGTCAGAAGTCGGCGTACTCTTCAGATCCCAGAGCGCGTTTGGCCCGAGCTTCAGGCCGGCCTGGTCGACGTCGATCGTGTAGACGACCGAGAAGCACTGATACATGAGCGCGTAGTTCAGGTCCGACAGGAGCACCGGCAGGAGTTTCGTCATGGTGAGCGTGTCGGAGTCGGGCTTCGGCATGAGTAGATGCTTTGAGCGGTTCAGGTACACGCCTGGGAGCGCGCCGAACGGGTTCACGCCGTCCACGTTCTGAAGGTCCGCCATCTTCTCGACCCGGATCGTCTTCTCGTCGTCGAACGCGACGAACTCGGTCGCCGTGTACGCGTAGAACAGGGTGCGGACCGCGCCCGTCACATCCTTGAACTCACCCATGATCTCGACCATGTGGGTCGGCCTGGTCGGGTTCGTCGGGTCGTCTGAGTAGACAAAGAAGCTATGGGACGGAAGGATGCGGAGTTTCGGGCTCCCGTCCGAGTCCTTGTAGGGCTTAACCCACGAGTTTTTGAACAGGTTGAACAGGCCGTTTGCGCCGTCAGCCGAGCCCATCGTCGTGTTGAGGTCGAGCACCTCGATGTAGTCGGTGAGAAGCTTCTTATCAGACTCCGAGCCGTCGACGACCTCGCGCCTGGGCGCCTTCTCGTAAATCTTCGAGAGCTTATCGATGAGCCTGCGAAGGACGTTGATTGGTGCCACTCGCTTCGACGCTTCTTTAAACGCATGTGCTGAGAGCTGCTTCTCGAGATCCGCGAGCACATAGCTCAGTAGGTCGCCCTCGAAGATGTTGAACAGCTGCTCATTATGCGCGAGCAATTCCTTGTGGTCGGCCCACTTGTCGAGCAGCGTCGGGATGTCTTGTCTTAGGCCCATGGTCATTACCTCGAGGAAGATGAGGACTTCTGTCCCCGTTTCAGTGCTTCAAAACAAACTGCGTAGCCGGCCGCGGTGCCCACGTGCTGATAGGCGGGCTGGTCGTCTTCGATGTACTGGCCGCCGTTCTTTAGCTTCGTGAGCCGCATGGCCTCGTCGAGAGTCGGCGCCTTGCGGTAAACAAAGAAGCGGTGCTCCTTTAGCGTGTTACGCATGTAGCCGTTCATCAGGTTGTGGCGCGTGCGAACGGGCGGGTTTGCCGCCGTGATCTCGATCTCAAACTCCAGGCGCGACCCGTCCGTGCGGCGGTAGTCGGCGAGAAACTTCTGAATGATCTGGTAGTCGGTCCGCTTTGAGCGCGTGTCGCGGTTCTTCCCCGCGGCGTCCCCGCGAACGAGGAACTTCGAGCGCCGCTCAAACAGCTCGCGGCCGGCGATCTCTTCCATGATCTGCTCGGTGTCGGCGCCGTCCACGACAAAGTCTTCGGCCCAGTGCCACTCGTCCGTGGCCTGGTCGTACTGGCCCGCGCAAGCCGACATGGGCTTTCCAACGCCGATGTTGAAGTCATGCGAGACGACGATCGGGAGCTTTTCGCTCCACTCGTAGTCGCGGTCGCGGAAGTTCGCGGCCTTGTCATACGCGTGGTAGACGACTTCCTGGCTGATCTCGATCCACTGGCCTTCAAGCATCCGAAGCGCCATTTTGGGGTCAAGATCCCGCTTCAGCTGCGCCACGTACTCAGGCGGGAGGAACGGGTTATCGGTCGTCACCGAGTAGTAGACATGGCGGGTCGGGGACTTCGAGGTGATCCAGTGCTTATGCGCCCAGTGAGCGGGCGAGTCTGGGTTCGTGGCAACGCCGATCCAGCTCTCCGGGACGTGCGGGAGGCGGCCGACTCGCATGCGGAGCTCAGGATAGAACGCCTTGTAGGAGTCGTCGTTCTCGGTCAGTTCCTCGACGATGGCAGCTGAGAGCGCGACCGAGCGGAACTTCTTGAACTTCTTATCCGCCCACGAGCGCGAGATGATCTCTGAGCCATTCGAGAAGCGCACCGAGCCCTTCTGCTTATTGTGCGTGTAGTCCTTGCCCTCGACCAGGTCGCCTTCCATGTGCTCGAGCACCGTGGCGAGGATCGTCTCTTTCAGGTCGGGCATGGCCTTGCGGCAAAGGGCGAGCTTTGCGCCTGAGTACATCAGGCAATGCGTGACGCCCAGGTGCGCGAGCAGGATCGACTTCGCAGAGCCCACCGAACCAGAGAGTATGAACTCGTGGATGCGGCCCTTTCGTCCCTCGTCGTCCTTGTAGCTCCAGTTTTTCCGCACGTCCTGGATCACGCGGAACTGGTACGGGATCACGCGCGGGTCAAACCCAGAGAGGCTCGGGGTCGATGATGTGCGGAAGGCTTCGGCGGCGCTCACTTTCTGCCCTCGTCCTCGAGCCGGTAAGCCAGGCGAAGGGCCGAGCGTGCCTCGTCCTCGATCTCTTCGGGCTGCTTGTCTCGCCACTTGAAGCGGTTCTTCATGTTGAACGTCCAGACGGGAGAGTTCAGGCAAGTCGAGCCGACACGGTCCGACACGGTCCAAAGTCCCTTAATCCCCTGGCGCTCCCAGAACAGGAGGCACGCATCGAAGGCGCGCGCCTTGGCGTTACGCCATTCCTCGTGATCCTTTTCCCAGTTGTAGAGCGTGGTACGCGCAACGCCGGTTAACCCGGCGAAAGCCTCGTAAGAGAGCCCCGCGGACATGTGCGCGATGAGCTCGGCGCAGTACTTCGGGTCGTAATCTGTCGGGCGACCGGCCGTACTCAGCGTGAGCCTCTAAACAGGCAAACGACGAGCGCGAGCACGATGGCCTGGACGGAAATGATGGCGGCGCATTCCCACATTCAACTAGGTTCGCCGCATGCAGCTATAGTTTCAGCTGCAATCTGCTTAATTTAAGATAACTTAAATTTATACCACCGCTTGCCGCTCAGGATGGAACGCGGGCAGTGGTTCAAAGAGAGATGGAGGGAGTATGGGAATGAAGAAAGAGATGCCGAAGCCAGCCTTCGGGAAGCTGAACCTGGTCGTCGGGGTCGCGGTCGATGACGACCTCAAGGCGCGCGTGGACCGCCTGAAAGCGAAGCGAGCGCCGTTCAATGAGCGAGCGCGGGCCCTGCTGTACTCGCTCGCGCAGGACATGGAGGACGAGGAAAAGGGCTAACCCTTCGGGAGCTTCCGCTTCGGCGCTGGCTTCGGCTTCACGCGCGCGGGCAGCGGGTTGAACGAGAGCGTGAACTCGACATTGGATGTGGGGTAGTCGGCGTCGGTGCGCGGGTCCATTGCTGGGCCGTTCACGGGAATGTCGGGTAGCTTGCGCTTCGGCTTCTTCGGCATGAGGCGCCGTCTTAGCTGGCGTTACGCCGCGTGTCAAGCTGGGCTGGAGGCCCTGACGTCGATCACCCCGTGGTAGTGGTCGCCGCCAGCCTTACCTCCGAGAGAGTAGAGTGCGTCCTTGGAGTTGCCGCGATAAGTGAAAATTTTCGCCATAGGAGGTGATCAGCATCCTTTGGCGGGGTACCGGAATCGTGGATAATGTGCGGGCGGTTGTCAAAAAAGCCATCACCCCGTCCACACTCAGGCACCTACTCACCGCGATAACTGCATCGCGCGGGCAATCACGCCCTTCATGTACTCCTGCCGCCTGGTCTCGGGCGTCTGCCGCTTGAGCCCAGCGAGATACCGCGCCTCGGCCTTGGCCCCCCTGACCTTCGCAGCCGCTTTGGCCTTCGCCCTGGCGGACGCCTCCCGTGCTCTGCGCACCCTTTCCGCTGCCGCTACCCCCTCGCGCTTGATGCGTGCGGCGAGCGTACGGGCGCGTTTTTGCGCCAGCGCATATCTGACCGCGACCCGCCCGAGATGGTGTCGTGGCGCTGCGCTGAACTCAAGCAGTCTCTCAGCGGCGCGAAGGGATTTAGCTAGCTCCACGCAATGAGGACACGCGCTCATTTCGGGAATACCCGGAGCTTCTGCCCGCGCTGCATCGGCCCCACGACCACGGGTGCGGGCTCCATGACGTTCCGGGTGGGAGGCGGGAGTGGGCGGGCGCAGGAGGTGAGTAGTAGGCAGGCGATGAGGGCGCGGGTCATGGTGTTCCTTTGGTTTTGTGTCCGTCGAACTTGATTTGCAGGGTGAACTCGCCGCCGAAAAGCCACCCTGAAACCGTGTGCTCGGTTATCGTCATCGTCTCCATCGCGCGAAGGTGTGCATCGAGAAGCGCTTCTTTCCCTCCAAATACTTTAATCAGCGCCATCACTTGTTCAACATCGTCTTGCGTGTTCATCACTCAGTCCTCGCTGGGGTTGGGGGTTCGTCGTGGTACACGGGTTCCGCAGAGGTGCGTGGACGGAGGAGTAAACCACCTCGCGCGACGTGCGCGGCTTCGCCAGCACTTAGCCCTTTTAGATCGATCGGCTTGTACCATTCGTGCGTCGGCGCTGGTATGTACGCCGGTCTCGGCGCCTTCGGGTAGAAAGTGCTCCGTGCCGTGCCGTTGCACACGCCGTCGGCGCCTAAAAACTTATTGTCAATAGGTCTTGCCATCGTAGGCTTGCGGACACACGCCATCATAAACGGCGTCACGCCCACGTCCACGTCAACCGTGACGTTAATGCAGTTGTGCGCGCAGATATAGACGTTTTCTCTTGGTAGTTTCACTTCGTCCTCGTTCTGAAAGAGCCGCCGTCCGTGGCAGCGGGTTTCTGTTACGCCGGTTCGTAGGACTTCTCGAAAATATCGGGCTTACACGGGTAATATTCCCCGCGCAGACCCTCGATGATGTAGTCGCCGATATTCGCAGTCATCACACCCTCAAGCGTTGGAATTGTCCACTGCGACGCCACTGGCCCGATCGCGCGCTTTACCGTGATCTTGCTCTTGAAGTTTTTTGGGCTGTATTTCTCGAAAGACTGCTTCATAGTTTCCATTGTTTCTCGTCCTCATTTCTCCCCTCTCGGGGCGTTGTTAAAAAGCGGCGGGCCGGTGGGTCGTCGTTATAAGCCGGAGTCGCCACCCCGAAACCCCACCGTGCGAGGGCTAGCGTTTCCCACCCGCCGCTTCATTGCCCAGGAACCGCGAGCCCGGCTTGCGCCGCTCCCTCGCGCCAGTGCTGAAACACCGCCTGGCAATTCCATTGTTCACTTCGTCCTCGCTGGGGTTGGGGGTTCATTCCATCCGCCGCGCCCGTTACAGGTTTGGCATCGCATATTCTCGTCAGGGTGAAGACATGCACATACGTCCTCGCCGCAGTCGTGGCCGGACACGAACTCCCCGGAGCACTCATGGCAGACTACCCATGCATAATCCGGCGTGTTGTCCTCAGCCTCGTGCTGCGCATTCAGCGCATCGTCAGCCTCTTGTCCGCATAGCGGATCGACGTAGCCCATCACTTCCCCACCTTCTTCGCTGGGCGCGTGGGTTTTACACCCATCTCGCAGGGGTAGAACCAGCAGTTGCAGTCTGCGCATATGCCCGGCTTCATACCGGCTTTTTCCAGCGCTTCTGCCCACAACATAAACTGAATGAAGCCTAGCTGTACGGGTTTATGCCAGGCGCACTGGCGCCAGTGATCTCTCATCACTTCCCCACCTTCTTCGGCTTCGGCCGTTTCATCGGCATATCAACCCCCTCGCGCCGTGGCTCGTCGAGTTCTGCTGAGTCGTAAATCGCGCAGCCAGCGTGCGCTATTCCGGGCAGTCCCGCTAGGACGCCCTTAACCAGTGCGGTGTTCTCGCCGGCTTGAAGGGCGATTCCGCAAAGCGCGCATGTGGTCGGGAGCCACGCGGACTCTCGGGAGTCTTTGCACTTCTCGCACTGGCAGATGGTGTGATGGGCGGTGGGCTTGGGCTTGGGTTTACTCATGGGGTGGGCTTCTTTGTGTACAGGGCTCCCGTCGCAAGTGCGCACATGGCCAGCATTCGCTCGTGCACGTTTGCGTCTACGCCCGAGGGCACGCCTCCGCCTCTGATCTTCTCAAGTGCTTCTCGCAGTACTTTCACTTCAGCCAGTGCGGCTTCGTGTGCGGGCTCCACTATGCGCGCATCGCTGATCGTTTCCTCATTTCCACACTGCTGGCAAACAACACCAAGAATGCGCATCCCGTCCTTCATGTATGCGCGTGTTGGTGGCGGCTCCTTTGGAGTGATGGCTTCGCTCAGGTCTGAGCACTTGCCGGTCAGGTAGGAGCTGTCGGCACTCAGGTCGGGGTTGTATCGCCGGATCACGGTATTTGCGGAGCCGTACTTTCGCCCGTGGGTATGCTCCACAAGGAAGCGCCCACAGTTAGAATAGTGCATGCCCGCGCTACCACAGTGGGCGCAGGCTTGTGTGGGCTCCTGTACGGGCAGCACGCTAACCCAGCGCCGGGATCCTGCGGCGTCAGCCTCCGCCACGCGGCGATTCCACGCGGCGATGGTCGATAACATGTCTAGGCCATCCTTGCCGGAGGGTCCGACCGCGTCGCACTCGTTACACTCAACGCCTAGTGCGCCAATCTCCAGCTCCCTGCCTCCGCAGAATGGGCACGGCTTTAGTTCTTCGGTGGTCATTTCGTCTCCTTGAGGGCGAGGGCTTTGCGCACTTTTTCCATGGACCAATTTGTAAAGAAATACTGACCGGAGGAGTCGGGGCATTCGATCGAGTCAATAAAGACGGCCTGGAGCGCCGCGCGTAGTTTTGCGTTCTCCGCCAGTGCGGCGTCGCGCTGCTCACGAATATCGGACACGTTGCGCTCACTCGCCTCGAAGAAATCGTCAGCTTGTGCCTTCTCGGCGTCCATGTGGTCTAGCAGCGCGATGACTTCGGCGGGGCCTACCGAATAGCGGAACCGTGATGTAACGCAACCACGCAGCCGCTTCAGTTCTTCGGTTGTCATTTCGTCACCTTTGGTTCGAGCGCATCCCGCGCCCTCGCACCGTAGTCCACCATGATGAGCACCGTCTGTTCAACCGCGTGAACGGCCTGATAGTGGTGATCGTCGGCGTACCAGGACAGTGCCGCGCGCAGCTGCCCTATTTCCATTTCCATTTGTAATCTTGGCCTGATGTCGGCCAAGGGGTCAGCAAGCACAGCATTCAGCTGACACCGCGTCTCCTGCAGTTTTCCCTCTGCCTCATCCGCCCGCGCGCGCTCGGCGTTGATGCGGGAGAGTAGGGCGACAATAGCTTCAGAGTCCTTGCGCTGCCCAGGGGAGACGACCCCAGGGTCCGCAGCGTCGCGGTCGAGAAAGCCCTGATGCTGGGCGCGTAGTTCATCATCCGTCGCGGGGTTTGGGGTTCTCATGGGGAATCCGTGGGTGGGTTGTATACGCCGGACTTTCGGTAGCAGGCCCAGGCCGCGCGAGAGAAACCGCTCGCGAGCCAGTTCCAAAAGTCATTTTTACGACGTCTGTGTGCTCTCATCATTTCTCTCCCCTTGCTCGCGAGCATCGCGCGGATCACTGATGCGATGCAACCACGCAGCCGCTTCAGTTCTTCGGTTGTCATTTCGTCACCTTTGGTTCGAGCGCATCCCGCGCACGCTCGCCGTAGTCCGACATGATGAGCACCGTCTGATCTATCGCGTGGACGGCCTGATAGTGGTGATCGTCGGCGTACCAGGACAGCGCGTCTCGCAGCTTTGCGTTCTCAGCCAGTTCAGCGTCGATACGGGCAATCAGACGCGCAAGGCCACGACGCGTTATGTAGGCGTTGGAATTATCGTTAGATGAGGTCATGTACCGCCAGTTCTGAACGAACTCAGCGTCTGCGGGTACTACGGCATCCGTCGCGGGGTTCGGGGTGGTCATGGAGTCTCCTTGTGGGCGAGGGTTTTGTCTATGTCCGCAACACAGGACCGCGCTACGTGCCCCGCCGAGCCTTCGCAATATCTTGAGTTTTCGCCAAGCCACAGCAGGCGTTGTCGCAATGTTTTTAGCGTGTTTCGCAGTCTCACAATATCAGCCAGTGAAGCATCGCGCTCGTCGCGAAGCTCATCCCTCTCGTTCGCGAGGCTATTAATCCCGTCAATAACTCCTTCAAGGACATGATGCCCAGTCTCGCCGAGGAGGGCGTTGCATTCATGCAGGTACTCGTCGTTTTCGCGTGCATCAAGTTCAGCTTCATCCGCCCGCGCGCGCTCAGCGTCCAGACGATCTAGCAGCGCAAGCACCGTAGCGGGGTTCGCGGCGGCAATGTACCGATAGTTCGCCTCATCGCAGCTC